CAATTTGTACTTTAACCTTAACAGATCCGCAACAATCAATAATCATGTCACGGATTTCTTTAATAATAGATACACCACACAATTGAGTATACCCATTACCTTTCAAGGATTTAACGTAAATACCGTCAGATGGAGCTTTACCATCTAATCCTTTTGCTCTAATAGATTTAGCTACAGAGCCTTCCATCAAGACAAATTCATCATAACGAAGAACTTCACCTTCGCTTAGTTCTTTTCTAAAACCTTGAGCCACAGCTACTTTAGAAGCAGCATTAGCAAAATCATTAGATTTTATTAGTAATTGCTTCTTAGGACGATCAAGTTCCATGCCATCTAAAGGAGTTACTATAATATATAGTGACCCATTTTCTCTAACGAATAGTTCATAAGACCCATTTACTGTAGGATCACAGAACAAATATTCATCGGAGCTTAAGCCTTTATTGAAGAAGACATATTCGCCTTCTTCTTCTGTAAGGCCTGTTGCTGGTTTATATGCGTCAGCAGCGCCTTTAAATCGAGGTGTTACCTCTACTACACGAAGAGATTCCATTTGTTTCTCTTCGTCTGCATGTTCCCATGCATAGTAAACAAGGTCTTTTTTAAGGCATACACTGCCATAAATAAAACCTTGCTTACGAGCTTCTTCGTAAACATTTGTTTCATCTGTGTTAATATTTAAACCCCAGATTAACATGTTACGAACGTAACTTGAAATTTTGCCCATAGGAGAACTCATAAGCTCTCCTTTAACATTTTGATTTGAAGACTTTCTGATGTCTTCAATGAGTTCATTAACGTAGCCTGTTAATCCTTTGGCTTCGCTATTTTCTTTTTTAAGCTGAATACCATACTCATTAACAGTAGCTTTCAACTGCTCTAACGCAGTTGCAGCTACTTCATTTTGAATATGATACAAACCAGATTCGATGCCTAAGCTTTTTACTTGTTGTTCTTTTTTATTGATTCTCATTTTGATTCTCCCTTAAGGTACTCGCGACCTATTTTTACTGCGTCGCTTAAAGACAAAGTGCCATTTTCGATATCCAAATCAATACATGCATATTGTTTTCTACGCATGCTGTGGATACCTTTTAACATTTCACCAATAGGATCAAAAGCTGTACCAGGGCCAGCTTTTGCCATATCGATAATATGTCCAATTAAGCTCGGAGCTATAATAAGGATATCCACAAAATAATTAAGAATAGATTCATTGCTCATGTCAGAGTTTAAAAACTCTTCGTATAAAGCAATAACAATATCATTAGAGCATTCATCTTCATGAATGTCTCCAACGTTGAAATGACGTTGATATGCTTTTTTGGACATATCAACTTTAGTTTCTAAATTCTTACGAACGATATCACAAGATTTAGAAAATACTTCGGTACCACGAGTACCGACAATTTCTAATACTAGGGAAGACTTATTAACATACTTCCCTACATTCATATCGGTTAACCCGGATACAAACACACTCTCAATGAAGTTTGCATAACTGCTGGCTTCAAGTAAACCTTGAACAGCTGCTTCGCTTTTGATACCGACCATATAATGGATCTTGCCATCATATAGGTCAGCATCTGTGCCGACGAGCCATAGGTGTTTGTCGGTATCATGATCCGATCCTCCTTGGCTCATCTTGAAATATTCGCTGCCTGTGCAAATGAATCCACTAATCGGAATCATTTTTAGCTCATCTAAAGCAGCGTCAACTAAACCTTGAGCCAACTTATCAATATTTTTAACAACGCCTTTAGTTGTCAAATATTCTTTAGCGTCTTTAACATACATATCATATCTATCTTTTAATAGATTGATATAATATACCGCTGGACGAATCACAGCTTTATATGACTCGCCAGCATGTGGGAAGCGGATGCCTTCCGCTTTAATCCCAACTTCCAAAGTTAACACTAAATCTAATAATTCCTTATCAGATTTAGCATTAATTAAAGTCTCCTTAACTTCAGGAGAGCTTTCGTTACCATACATATCGACTGTGCGATAACCACACTTTCTTAGTGTGCGAATGAATTTGGCGTTAGATACGCCAATTTCACCTTCCTCTACTAATCTAGTAGAAGAGATTTTCAATACAGGATCTACTTCTGCAGTAGCCATAAAGCTACCGCATCCGCTATCCCATTTTGAATTTTCATTCATCTTGTTAAGAGCCTCAACAATGTTCTTAACAAAACTAATACCAATTTGTTGGTCTTCCTTCAAAATTTCAGGCATAAGAGCTACTGCTCTATCAACCTCTGAACCATTAAAATTACCACGAAAATGATTTTCAATTTTCGTAGTTATTTCTTTTTTTGCAACTTGTGCAATATATGCACGGTTAAGTTTTTTATTCATAGTTTTTTTCCTTTATATGAATAATAACAAATACTACACAACATATTGACAATGCTGTGTAGATATCCTTCCACGAGTTTCATGGAAGAACTGAAGTATTCTCCAATCCCAAGCTTTTTGGGATGGTGCTAATTCTGGCACGCGTTTCATACCATTTTCGTCTGTTATTGCTAACAGACGACCAGATGGATTACCAAAGATGGCAACATTATAGTTACCTTTCTTGTAGTAATCAGCAAATCTTTCAGCATGGATAACACCATCTTCCATGCCGTAGACCATAACTTTATCCATGGCTAAGAAAGCTTGTTTCCAAGCTTCCATTGATTCACCATGGAGCGGTTGAGAACCAACCTTAATACTTAAGGCTGTGATTCTCATTTGATGGTAACTTGGCTTAGCCATTGGCATACCATAAGTGGAACAGAACCACTCATGGTTATGATAAGCCATTCCATCATAGGAATCGCCAAACTCTGTAGAGTCTAGCTTTGGCACAATTGCTATACAGTCTTTTGATAAATCAAATCCAACTGTCTGCGCTGGTGCCGCAAACAACCCAACGTATGTGTTGAGTTTTTGTGCCTTACCAGGTGATAAGGCAATTTGCTCGAAGCCTTGAGCACATAATGCTTGTACTCTTGCCTCGAATTTTTCACGACAGCTTTCAAATACCATTACTAGCATGAGTTGTCTGATCATACTAGGTGATAATTGTAAAGCATTTAAATGTTTTAACAAGACATGCTCTTTTGTCATGTTTAAAACATTCTTAATATCTTCGACTTCTCTTAAATGTGAGAAGTCTAGCTTAACAATGCCGGGAATATAATTCGGCGTATTCACATACACCTTATTTTCCCAGCGTATACCGTCGCTAGGGCCATCTAAACAGATGACACCGTTAGCAACGGATGCTGTTGTAGTATCCCCACTTTCGAGGATACCAGATACAGGAAGGCTAGAAACACTTACATGTGCAAGCGGAATTCTAGCCTTTCCTTTCAATTCGAAAGTGAACGAACTGATGTTCGCACTTTCAAATTGTTGAAGTGCACCAAGATCTTCCATATAATTATGATGGATGATCTTTGCTGCTTGTTCAGCAGCTTTCTTTAATTTTAGATTTCTTAAATTCTTCATGTTATACCTCCCAGAATAACATTAACAATAAAAATAGTTTAACGTCATTTCGGACAATAACATAACAGATTTATTTTATTTGTCTAATATCTGTTATGTGCTCAAATGAGCTATCGGCTGCGTGATTTTCACGCATCCAGGTTTTGGCTTGTTCAAGGCCATTAAAGCCTTTGAACTTAGAACTTTTTCCATCAGTGAGCTCTTTACAGCGAGCCCACTCAAGGACGAAACCCGTATACTCCTTGCTGATAACAGCATAGAAGTTTTTATTCTGCCCTTCTGGACGAACAAACACTTCTTCTTCAGCATCGATATTTACTGAAGATTCTACTGCTGCTTTTTCAGCAATAATTTTAGCCTGACGTTTTATTTCATTCCAAGCCCAGTACGTCATATTGTACTCTTTAACAGTACAAGTCTTCTTAGACATATGGCTAACTGGAGCTACGAAAGATAACAACCGATCATTGCTATCTTTTACTAATGTTATTCCATGACATGTTGTTATAGCAATGTTTTTAAAACCAAGACCTTTATAAAATGCTTGGCCTTTTTTGCCTCCGTCAATAACGGATGTATATTCTTTTTTACCGGAGAAAGTTTCTCCTAAACCGTTTAACAAACCGAATACGAAGAATTGATTAAGTGTTGTTGTAGTCATGATGACCTCCCTTGCCTTACGGCATAAATTAAAATAAAGGGCATAAATATATCCCTTATATAAGAGCTATATCTTATATATAATATATAGCTCTTATATAAAAAATGAGTTAGTATTTATATAGTGTCCTAACTCACGACGCTTCTTCCTATCACGCTAACACTACAGCGTAATATAACGTGATAGGAAGACTCCTCCTGTTGTTGCTAGACATGCTAGTACAACAGAAAGGATAATTATAATTAATATATCTCTTCTCATGGTTTCACCTCCTGTTCTATGTGATGAGATATATACTTAGCTATAGTTTATAGTCATACAGCTGGACTTGGTAGCTTAGCGATAGATTGGTACTGCAACTCTATCACCAACTTTGAGTTGACGAGTAGTTGCACCTCCTTCCATCTCTCTAGACTTAGCTACAGCTTGTGTTGTAGCCTCTCTGATGTCATAATTGACATCAGTATTTTTATTGGAGTCTTGTATAATAGACTCCAATGTTTCACCATACGTTACAGTATGGATAACATATTTATCAGGAGATGTTGGTGTTGCAACGTATGCTGTTGCTCCACCTAATACTGCTACTGCCATAATGATTGCTGCAAATTGTTTTTTCATAATGAATTCCTTTCCTCCCATCAATTAGACATAGACATTGTGAAGGAAGTGTTTTGTTTTACACAATGTCTTAATCAACTTGACCCCATCACAATGATGAAGGTCATGACCAATCGACCATCGTTTATCCCAAACACCACCATGAATCAAAGGCGGGGGGGCGAACTTTGGTCGATAGGCCATATATATATAAAACACTTACCCCGTCACAAAATATTCTAAATTTTCCATATATATAGACTTTTCTCAATAAGCTATCTTTACTGAGAATAAACATTTTTACTGCTCTATAGATTAACTTACCCCGTCTAAAAAAATCTCAAGTTTTGCTTCTATATAATATTTTCTCATTTAAACATATTAATTGAGAATATACTTATTTATTTTCCTATTCGCCTATTATAAACTATTCTATAAAAATATACCGACCACAATCTACATCCTTATGGGGAACATATGTTTGATAAAAATAACAAAAAAAAATAAGAGCCCCGTTAAAGGCTCTTACTTGTAACTAAGAAAGTTCGTTATAAAATCTTTTTTAACGAATGTTTTAAATTCGTTGAACGTACGTTCTTCATTCTTCGCGCCGATAAATATATCGGCTAATCGTTTTGCTTGTTCTTTAAATAATAGTGTCTGAATCTCGCCGCGCAATGTATGAATTTCATAGTCAATATGTTCGTAATTACGAAGTGATAGAAATTTAATTATGGTGATAAAGATATATTTCTTACATATATCTTCATCACATAAATTAGTATGATCGTATAGATAATTACCTACAATATCATACTTAATAATTTCTTTGATATTATTTTTTTTAAATCTAGTAAAGAATGAACTAAACGACGGATAATACATATCGACTAGCATGTCGATATAATTATTAATCGATAAATTGCTGTCTTCTATCATTATTGCCTGATGCTCCTATTAATAATAATAACACTTGTTTCATAAAAAATATCCTCCATACAATATAATAATTTATATAATATATTATATCATATGAAGGATTAAAATTAAAGATTAAATACGCTTACGTCGTCGCCATTCGGAGTAAGACCACGCATATATAAAGTATTACCTTCGACAAAGAAAGATTTTACTTCTTGTATGCCTTGATACCCAGCAATAACGTCAGCTGCTATGTCTTTTATTAAGATGGCAAAACAATTTGTCATATAATTATACCAACCATCATCATTATCAGATGCTCGTTGTTCAATAGAAGAATAAATGATAATTTGATCCCAGTTTGCAGGAAGATCGCAAACTTTAAATTTTGGCTTAGATCTGGATCCTCTATTATTCCTAACAGTAACACGACCGCTCCAAATTTTATTAGCAGAAATCTTAGCGAATGTAGTAGAGCCGCCACCTTTAGGAAGATTACTTACTTTATTATTTAACGCTTGGATTTCTTCCTGAAGAGCAAATTTCTTAACTTCTTTTGTCGTAGAATTATACCAGCCTGGACGATTAACACAACATAAATTAGTTTCGTAGGTATTGCCGTCATAATCACCAAGATCGAGATGAGCTTTACCTTGCGCGATTTCTTCCAGCGTAGATCCAGAACCGATACGATGGTATTTGCCAGTACCGGGTCCTGTCTCTATAAGAATCGGATTACTATAAGCAAATTTAAGAGGACCAGTAATAGTGTCACCATTTTTATTTAACTTATTATCTAACTCTGTCGTTAAACTTCCGGAAAGTTTTTCTTTCGTAACAGAATGATCTCGTAATTTTCGAGTCGTAACACTAGCATCAGGATGATCGATTTCATCCAAAGTGCGATGTTTAGATAATTCTGTTTTGAGATCGTTAAGCTTTTTAACAGCTTCGCTACCGTTCGCATCTAAAGAAGATTTTAATTCATTTTTTAAATTATTTAACAAAGCATCGATCTGATCTTTTAAATAATATTTAGCAATAAGATCGCCCAACAAGTTATCGACTTGATCTTTCGTATAATGATCTTTTAATAGTTGAGCTTTAGACGGGAATAACTTATATAAAAGGAAAGCACTTAATGCTTTATCTTCACTAAAGTTAGTTTCGCCTTCGACATATTCATCGGACGAGATTATTTCTTTTTTGTCGACGTGCTGCACCCGGTCCTTCAACCGGTTTAACATTTCAGCTCTTTTCGGTTCACTTTCGTTAACAGTGAACTCATAATCGTATATATTAGTTTCTGGCATATAAATATGTCCTTTCGTAGATTTAAAATATATACTACTATATTACAGAAAAAATCCCCGCACTAAGTACGGGGATATATCTTTATTATAAATGATCGTTAGGTTGTAACGAGATGATACGCCAAGATCCAGGGCCTTCAGTAGACTCTGCAATATAAAGCGTATCATTATTTATTATCATTTGTCCAGCAAACGCTGGTGCTTGTGTAACATCACTTGCCATAAGTTTGTCGATGCGAACATAATCTTTTAATCTGTCACCGACATCGGCAGCATTAACGACCCATTTAGTACCATTCCAGAATACCGGCATATCGAGTGTCGTATCGAAATACTGTTGACCGACAACTAAGTGTTCAGTCGGACGATTTTCTGTCGGACCGGAATGAATAACCGGGATAGTTTCATATGTCATATTAGACATCGTATTAAGATTAGATCCAGGTATAAAATAAACGTCCATGTCGAAGTCGCCAGGGGCATTAACAACATCGGCTTTATAAACTTCCGGGATACGAAGCTTCATTGTTTTAGCTGTAGGATCGGCTTCTATAATAGGAAAATTACCTTTACCTAATGCACCTAATTCAGCTCCGACTCCGACTGGCTTACCAGCATGAGAACCGTTTTGCCATGTCGGATATACATCGAACCCAATCGATAAAGTACGGTCACCATTGTTAACAACAGTAGTCGGTTTATCGTGGACGTATTCTGTATCAGTCGTATATTTATATGTCGATACATAACCTAAATGACCGGTTGCGTTAGGATCAGATTCGATATATAAATCACCGGAAATACCGGCGGCATAATGACTATAGTCATTATCTTTAACGTCGGTCACTGGCGTTCCCTTAGCATTAAAGTAAATAGCAGAACCTTCTTCTTGGAATAACTGATTTTTTCTATAATTATTATTATTAGGATCACGAATCGAACGATCTCGGCCTACGAAAATTCTTGTCTTAGCATTTTCTTCGGCACGAACTTCGAATCTTCGATTTACATAACCTTTAGCTCCATATTCATCGGTAGAACCTAAGTTAGTAAATAACTTTAATTTGTCGGATGTTTCGACACCGTTAGGAGCAATCGATAATATAGGAGAATCGATCCAAGAGAATAAATATCGATCGGTAAGAGCCGTAAAGTTTTGAACAAAGTTAGGGAATTTTAAATTATTAACTTTGATCTCAGCTTTATCTTCATTATTAGATTCAATCTTAATAAATGGAATCGGATAGTCTCCGTCTGGCAAATATTGAGTCTCACCCGAATGCGTAATATCCAAAGTAATATTATTTAACTCAGTAGAAGCTATAGCAAAAATATCGAGAAGATTAGTCGATA